GTTCGGGTTAAAATTAAATATGGAGTATGGACAAAATACAGCAGAAAATTTGTATTTATTAGCTAAAAGTATAAAAAAATTTAATAATTTTGATCTTTCAGAAATGATAGAAAGATATACGAAACTTAACGCATCCCTTAATTCTTAAAGGGATTTTATATTTATATTTATTTATTAAAGAGGGGTAGATTAATTTTTACCCCTTTTTTTTGTGAAGTAAATTATTTTATTTATTTTTATGTTAAATAAATATGAATATGAATAATATAATACACTTATCATCAGTTGCTTCTTTTATTGATATAGAGGGCAACATATTTCCAGAAATGGAAAATGGCGAACCTGATTTATTAAATGGCTGTCGTTTATCTGAATGTAGCCAAGAATGGTTAAAAAAACTATCAGGTTCAGACAAGTATGTCGTAAGGTTATTAACTCCTAACTTTTATTAATGAATCATTTATTATACACACCTGACCCTTGGGAAAATTCACACCCCTACGAATGTAAAGAATGTGGAGAGCCTATAAGATCTGAAGGCTATTGTTCGGATCGTTGTTATTACAATACTGATGACTGCTAAGGAAGATTTATTAAGGCTTTATCGTACTGAAGTTAATCATCTTAGAAAGCATATAGACAAACAAGATGAATATATAGATAAACAAGATAAAGAAATTAAAATACTTAAAGAACATATTGAAGATTGGAAAATTAAATACAGACTATGTGATGCTAAAAATCAAGTGTTGTATGAAAGAAATTCAGAAGAATATTTTAACTCAAAAAAATAATATAAATTAGTGATATGAATTATACAAGCCAAATTAAAACTATTGTTAAAAAAGAGAGCTTCAATACAAAAGATGGAGCAACAATGAATAAGTATATTATTACTTTTTCAAACGGACACAACCCAAGCTATTATACTACAAAAGATTTACAATTTAGTGAGGGAGATACCGTAAGCTATGACTTGGATCAAGCTAAAAATAAATGCAAGATAATTCCAAGCAAACCCCAAAATAATTACAGCAACCCTAAAGATGATATTCAAAAATATATTATTAGGCAAAGTAGTTTAAACAGGGCAACCGATTTATTAAAAGACAATAATTGGTCAGAAGATGATATATTTAATCTTGCAAGAAAATTTGAAAATTACGTATATAATGGATAATAAAATAGAATTTATAGGTGGGCTATTTCCACAGCCTACAAAAACAGAATGGGTAAAATCAAACGTGGGAATTAAGTTAAATGATTTTAGAAAAGAATTAAATAGGTTGGAAAAATTTGTAGATGAAAGAGGTTTTGTAAATATAAGCCTTTGTCAAAGCAAAAGTGGAAAACAATATTTTAAGCTAAATGATTATAAGCCAAAACCGGAAGTTAAGGCTGCTGATCATAGTCCTGATAGAGAAGATTTGCCATTTTAAAAATTTTTATATTTTAGTTAAATGCTAATAAATTATGACAAGGAAGTAGATAAAATAATAAAAATTAGAGAGGGTAAGATTACCGAGGGGTATAAGTTAGATTTGCCGGAGATTGATGAATATTTTAGATTCAAGTCCGGCAATTTTAATTTAGTGCTTGGTCACGCAAACGTTGGTAAGACAACTGTTACTTTATTTTTAATGCTACTTTATTCAATTAAACATAAAATCAAATGGTTAGTGTTTAGTAGTGAAAACGATCCTCACACAATTATAAAAAAGCTGGTTGAGTTTTTAGAAGAAAAGCCTATAAATAAAATATCTACTGAAAAATTTGATGAACATTGTAAATTTATTTTTGATCATTTTAAATTTGTAGATACAAATGATTTATATAGTTATAGACAGCTGTTAAAATTTGCAGAAGCAGTTAAGAAAGCTTGGGATTATCAAGGCTTTTTAATTGATCCTTATAACAGCCTTATTAAAGATCGTGATTTACTTGATGGATTAAATGGTCACGAGTATGATTATGAAGCTACAAGTCAAATGCGTTTATTTTGTAAAACAAATAATATAAGTATATGGCTAACAACTCACGCAGCAACTAATTCATTAAGAGTAAAACACCCATTACAACACGAGTACGCAGGGCACCCAATACCCCCTTTAGCTTCTGATGTAGAGGGTGGAGGTAAGTTTGTAAACAGGGCTGATGATTTTCTTGTAATTCACAGATACACTCAACACCCTACTGATTGGATGAATAATTACATTCACGTTAGAAAAGTAAAAGATAACGATACCGGTGGCAGACCCACACCAATTGATAGCCCAATAATGCTAAAAAGTATTAAAAATAATGTGGGCTTTTTGGTAAATGGTAAAAAAACTTTAAATTTAGCCTTAGTTGAACAGATTAAGGCACCTTTTTGAATTTAGAACAGCGACTAACCGATCGGCACAAAGAGTGGATTAATATAGTCAAATCATTTGGTATAAAAAATTATGCTGAGGATATGGTACAGGAGATGTATGTTCGAGTGTTAAAATATATACGAGAGGGTAAAGACCTTAGCTACAATAATGATATTAATTATTTTTATATATATCAGATGCTTAGGCATATGTGTATTAATTTTAAAATAAAAAAAGGAAAAGTCTGTATGATTAATTTAGATGATTACCTAAACACTATAAAAAGATATAATGTAATGGAGCAAAGCATACAAAAAAAGTATGACAAAGTGAATGCTAAATTAGATCGTATGTTTTGGTACGATGCCAAGGTGTATAGAATTATTGAGGGTGGCACAAGTATAAAAGAATTATCAGAAAAAAGTAAAATAAGTTATTACTCACTTTACAGAACATATAATAAAGTGAAAGATATATTAAAAAAGATTTGTGAATAAAGCAGTTGCCCAAGAATTAAAACAATTTGCACAAGAAATTGCAAACAGGTTTAGTAAAACTGATCGTGAGGGTAATTATAATAATGAAAGCTTTACAGTTGAGGAAGTTATACCTATGTCGGATCACACAGCTGTTATAAATTTCAAAAAGAGTTCAGGCAAAATAGGTGTAGCTTTTTGTTATTATATAGCAAGAGGATATTCAAAAGGGTGGAAGTATTTTTTCCCAACTGATTCTCACATTAATGGATTTAATTCTTTTTTATATTATAAATTAGAAGCAGAAAGAAAAAACTATAAGTATAATTAAAATGAAATTAGGAGATTTAGTATATAGAATAACATATTATACTGGCATACATTATTTAACAAAAAAAATTAGTAAATTACTTGGCAAAGATTGTGGCTGTGATAAACGCAGGAAAAAATGGAACAAGATAAAAATTTAGACATACAGCTTTGGCAGGAAACCAAACAAAGAATAGACAACGACAAACCTAATCTTGAATATGATGACTTTGTAACTATATGCAAACTTCACGCAAAATATAAAAATCACAAGTATATAGAGATCAGCTTCTGTGGTTGCAATAAAAAGCAAATAAACCAATGGATAAAAGAAGTTGATGAATGTCTGGCATAAGTGAAATACATAAGTGGGAAAAGGCAGTAGTAATGCTTTTTAATTTAGATGGCTGGCAATTAAAATGGAGTGAAAATGAATATGAGCATTATGATGCAAAAGGATTAACACCAAAAGGCTACCCCTGTGTAATGGAAATGAAATTCAGAAATGATTATTACGAAGAAAAGCTATTAGAAAAATATAAATACGATAAGCTAATGGAAATGGATAAAGAAATTCACAAGCTTTATTTTGTTAACGATCCAAAAGCTAACTATTTATTTTGGCTAAATAAATTAGAACTAAAAAAAACAACAACCCTTTGGTGTCCAGAAACTACACTATGGCATAGCAAAAAAGTCAGAAAAACTTGTTATTTAATACACGAGAAGTATGCACTTATTAAAAATATTAACTAATGCCTAAACCAAAAAAACAAGAAAAGCAGTCAGATTATATTTCAAGATGTATGGGTAATGATGAGATGAAAAGCAAATACCCTGAACAAGATCAAAGACTTGCAGTATGTTATTCTTATTGGAGAAACCGAGATAAGTAAAATATTTTTTTTATTTTTATATAAATAAATAAATATGAATTTTGACTTTCATCGTTTCCAAGCAAACTTTAATTATCTTGCTGAAATAACATTAAAAGAATATCAGCAAAACAGAACAAGAGACAACCTTAAGAAATGCAGTCTTTTGTGGGAATTATTTTACTACACAAATAATTTACAAGCAAACCATATAATATTAGAAGATAAATATGTTAGCGAAACAAATGATTTAGTTAAAAAATTACAAAAATTAAAATTAGAATATGAAGAATTACATAACACTATTAGATTCACAGACTTGGGAAGTTCCCGATTTAGTGACAAAGATGCAAGATGATGATTTTTACTATGGTTATTTAGGCAAGGCAGCCCTAAGTAGCTCATCAATTAAGCATCTTATTAAAAGTCCA